TGCATCCATTTCAGCAGCAACTTCACCACTGATATGTGCAGCAGCATCTTCTACCGCAGCAGCAGCTTCATCATCTCCGAAAGTATTAGATGCTACATCAGGACGAAAGTTATCTACTCTGTCAGATGACTTAGCAAAAAGCATATCTTTAATCTTATCACTAATAGTCGCAGGGGACTCATCAGCAATAATCATATCCATTAATTCTGACTGCACATCTTGTGCAATTTCAGATGAATTCAATTCAGTTTCAGTATCAGGCATTGTAATTTGTGAGTAATCGTTAATATTTATGTATCACTACCACTAGGGGTAGTATCATCGCTTATTTCTTCCACTTCATGATGTGTGAAGTTGTAATCAGAGATCATAGAAAATAATTTTCTTTTATACCAATTAAGGAATTCCATCTCTTCTGGTGGTCTACCAGCATTATATTTTTCCCAAATAGATTGATAATGGGATAAGGAACTATAAATCATTCTTACTTCTCTTATATTCATCCGATGTTCAGCCCACCATTCTAAATCATCCTCTTCTTTACAAAAGTCGTAATCGTCTTTCTTCCCCCCGATAGACACTAGATCTCCCCACCACGAGGTTTAACTATGTCTGCTTCTTGCTCCATTGCATCTGCATTAACATCTGCCCCACGTAAATTAACATCTGGTTCCATTACTGGTTGACCTAAATCCATACCTGCTGGCATTGGTTGTCCAGTTGCAGGATCAATCATCATTTCGTCAGGATCAGGAATAATACCATCCTTTATTTCCTGCTTCATAAGTTTATCCTGTTCAATAATCTCTTCATCAGTTTGACGAAGGATCTTACGTCTTAAATAATCTTGTGAAAAATACTTTCCGAGATATGGTTCAGCAGCAGCAACCATTGTTAATCTTTCATTCAATAACTCTGCATCCTTTAATTCAGCAAAGTGATTATCATATAAGAAGTCATATTGTATATGCTCACTCATCGTTTCCCAGTCTTCTGGGGTACAAATATTTTTAAGTAAACACTGCGTTTTAAGAAGATCGTTGAATAAAGTAGAGAATCTCTTTCTTAAACGAGCAACAAACTTACTAAATTTAACCTCATCTCTTAATATCTCAGAGGATCTTCCCAGATTGAATCCTCCTTCTCCGTCCATTCTTGATGGGGGTACGTTGAGCGACCTATATAATTTCTTTTTGAAGTACTCAATATCCGTGATCTCTCCAAGGTTTTGACCTCCTGGAAGAGTAGAAATTTCAGTACCACGACCTCCTTCTCTTCTAGGGAGCCAGAAATCTTCAAGCATTGCCATGTACTTCTTGTCATCTTTCACTTCTCCTGTATCGGCATTGTAGACAAGTTTATTCCGATATCTCATCATTACATCTCTGAGATATTGCTCTGCCTTTACCTTAGGTAAGTTTCCGACATCAATATAGAAAATTCTTCTTTCTGGTGCTCTGGATAATCTGTATATAACTAAACTATCCTCAATCATCCTAAGTTGATTAAGGGATTTGATTGATTTATGTAGATAAGAAAGGACTGATCCTTTATTTCTATCTACTAATCCAGATGTACAATATGCAATTGATTCCTTTGTCATCTTTATTCCACCCATTCCACCTAACTGTGCTGGACTTCCAACAGGATAGGATTGTTTAGGACTGTAAATAAAGAATTCGTCTAATTCAGGAAACTCAAAATCTTCTGGATTATCACTCTTGGGTACATATTGCTTATACTTATCACTTTCTTTCTTCTTTTGTTTACGTACATAACGCATTTTCATTGCGTCGATATAACGTAACTCTTCAATACCATTCTGAGGATTTTTTAAATCAATCACTTTATGGTAATAAAGTCTGCCATCAATATACCAATTCCTATAGATTTCATGTGCTTTCGCATCAAAATCTAATAATTCTTTGATATATTTAAATTCATCTCTAATTTTATTCTTAATGCCATCACTAGCTCTAAGATTAGAGAGTTCAATTTCAACAGGAGAATCATGAGTATCTGCAACAATTGCTTCATTAACAATGTCTTCAATAGCACTATCACACTCAGGGTGTAATGACATCTCCCGATATCTTTTAATTAATTCAAACTCTGTTCTATATACACCTTCTATATCAACATAGGATCCAAAAAATCCACTACTCATATAATGCTCTACCCCGTCCGCATCATTAGGCGGTACGGGGGAAACGGCATCCTTTGGTAATGTGTCAGCGTCCTCAATAGAGAACCCAAATAATTTTGCCATAATTTAGAACTGAAGTCTAATTAACTAATTCTATTTAGTTAGTTAGATTATGTCAAGTTTATCCTCTTGGAGGTGTAATAGCACCTGCCTCATATTTAATAATAATAGATTGTACTGCAAATTCTACATCGAATTCTTCAATGGTATCACCACTTTCATATGATAAAGCAATGTCACCAACAGTTACAGGCCAAATATCTTGGAATTGATATTCTGCTAGAATTTTTCTGTCATCGGCGTTAGTAGTCACTCCTTTTGCAGGTGACTTACTACCTCTACCCAATTGCTGAACATAACCTTGCCTCATATAACTATTGGGGTCTGTAACTCCAGTGTTATTTTCAAGATTTAAAATACCTTCACTCCACTTCTCCATTGCTCTTCTGATGGCAAAGTTCTCATCATTAATAACGGTTACAGTCCAATTATCAATTGTTCTGTCTCCTGCAACCTTAAATTGACGACCTCTAAATGGTACATCAATAGAAGCAATATTTTGAGCAGGTAAGTTTGATGCTTTACATAAGAATTCAAAGTTTTCTTGTGTAGTCGCATTCCAATTTGTTGCGAATGGAAGATCTGGGATTCTTACATTGAATAAATTGGGTCTTGCACCTCCTCCTAAGAGTCGGGATTTAAAATCCGAGAGTTTTTTGACTGCCATTGTTAGTGTTCCTCCTGTTTGTTATTTAGATATTAAAATTAAACTCTACCAGCCACTTCTTCAAAGCTAATACCTGTACGGGTAGCAACGAAGGTTAGTGTTACGTAGTTGATTGACTTGGTAGGCTTCAGGAAGATGTCTGCACGGAATTCATTATTATCGATGACATCAGGGGTGTTATTTGTTGTATCGCAAATAACTAGGAATCCATAAAGTCCTCTCTTAGCCTGAACATCACGAAGATAAGGTTCAACGATATTACGGAAGTTTGCCCGTGTGATTTCATCGTTGAGTTCAAAGAGTTGAGCCTCTGCTGCACTTTCAAGTGCTTGCTCGACTGTTAGGAATAGGCGACGAACATTGATTCTGTCAAAGGCAGAAGCATATGCAAGTCCAGTTTTATCTCCGAAGAGAAGTGTTCCTGTTCCTGATTGTGTAATAACAGAGTTAACTCTTTGTGGATAAAGAATGTCTCTCTGTGCTTTATCTGGGTTGTATGCTAGTTTAACAGCATTATTAAGAATACCACGCTGTTGTCCTGCAGGTGAGAACCAAGGATATGCCTCGATTGCAGTTCTAGTCATTAGACCAGCAATGTCTCCATTACATGGAATATAACGGAACTTATTATTAAATCTATCATAAGTGTACTTATAACCACTATCGAATACTGCGTAAGAAGAAGAACTTAATGCACTGAAGTAATCAATTAGGTTATTTGTTTGAGTATCGCTATTTGTAACACCAACAAGATCTGCTCTATGTGGTCCAACAGTAGCAACACAATCCTTTCTCGCTCCTGCGATAGAGATTAGTTTGTTTGCTTTTGCCTGTGATTCTGCTTTAGTTGAACAACCAGGACCCATGATGAGGTAATCAACCGCAACATTGTCTTTATTGTCAAACTCTTCATAAGCAGTCATCAAATCTCCAAGAGATACACTGAATCCACCATGCGTGGTTCCTGCACCTAATTGAGTATTAAGAGAATAATCATTACCACCGATTAGTTTGTAACCAACGTTACCAATTGCGTTAAAGGTAACTCCTTGTGCATCAAGACCCCATGTACCATCATTAGTTGGTATTGGTGTTCCTTGACCACCACTAGATGTAGAGAATCCAGTTGCTACAGGTGTAGTGTTATGGAATGTATCATCTGTTTCGCCAGGATTACCACCTGCATAGATGTATGCTGAATTGTCCGCAACAAACTGTTCGTAGAATGTCTTCTCAGGAGCATTAGTGCCAGATATGGCATCTTTTGCTTTTGAAAGATTAGTCCACTTCTCAAGAAGATTACCCTTAATACCAGTAATTCTTCCATCATCATCTACAACTGCAATGTGAAGACCATCACCTTCTGAATTTCTATCTCTAGCATATCCGCTACTTACAGGTCTTGCAGCAACTGACTTCCAACTAATTGTAGAATTAGTAAGATTTAAATTCTGTTGATCGTACCAATCTTCAACACCCGTTCCACTGTTTAGAGTTGAATTAGATAAAGTCGATCCGTAACCACCAAGGTTATTAGAAAGACCTGTTGCTCCACTAAACCAAACAACTGATCCAGTTGTAAATGCAGAACCTACATTTCCTTCTGCATAATCGATTAATGTAGTAGTTGATCCACTACCTACTGTTTCTACACGACAAACAATCTTAACATCTACAGTACTGTTTGCACCAATAGCAGTGTCTGTTTTAACACCAGTAACAATTCCTTTAAGGAAACCAGTGAATGCATTAGCAGTACCAACACCAGCAACTGTGTAACCTGCAATCGCAGCAGTAACAGCAGCACCAACTGTAGCACCTACACCAGCAAGACTAACTGTGCTAACACCAATTGTTTGATCTGCAAAGTCGTCAATAAAGCAAACTTTTAATCCATTCGCCCAAGAACCAGGGTTCTTAGCAGCATATGAGAAGTTAGTTGCATCTGAATGACTTGTTATATAATCATCGTAATTATCAATTCTTCCTGATCCTATCATGGAGACGGAAGCAACACCAACACCAGAGTTAGCGTTACCGAATATTAGTCCACCACCTGCTCTAACTACTTTTAATACTCCACCATATGTGAGGTATGAAGATGCTGCCATCCAATACTCATATTGAGCATCTGCTTCTTGTGGTTTACCAAATACGTTTATTAAATCTTGCTCTGTGGCAATATCTGTTGGTTCATTAACAGGTCCTTGAACAAAAGGAGCAGCAATTGCACCAATATTATCTAAGACGTTTTCTGCTCTTCCTACTGTTAGGTCAACCTCCCTAATCAGTACTCCAGGAGATAATTGTGGAGTTGCCATGTGTTTTTCCGAATCTCAGTTATCTAGAAATTATTTATTGTTTACTACATTTACGAAGGGTAAAAGTGCTATGAGCAATGCATGAACACTGCTACATGTACTCCCACATGTAAGAACGATCACCATATTCATCAGTATTCCATCTATCACCATCAACATCTACAAAACTACCCTCATCTAATCCGTCAGACATAAATCCAAATGGAGCCATATCTTGTTCTATTTGATTCTTCTGTTCATCATATAATCTCTTTCTTACATCCTGATCAGTAAGTTCTTTAAAATAATCCTGTGCAACCAACCATGCATATATGACTAAACACATAGCAAGGTCATCATGGCATCCTTCTTCTGCCTCAAATGAATTACTTTTCTGAATGAATGTAGTTAATTCACTCATAATATCATAATCGCAAAAAAGAAGTTTATTTTCTTCTACTAAAGTCTTTAAGTTAAGAGCACCTACTTTCTTAACTGTCTTAGACATCTTAACTCCAAGTTGAGTTTTCTTACCAGAAAATCCTTGACCTACAACTTGTCCTGCCCTTCCCCTCATAGAACACATTAATAAATTAGGATACTCTAAATCAAAATTGAGAATAGCTGCTACTTGATCTCCTACATCATTTACCTCACATAAAATAAATGCTTTATTATATTTAAGACCAATTTCTTGAATAATACTGGGAAAAAGCATAGGTTTAATATCATTATTCCTATACTTTGCAACTACAGAGTGAGGGAACTCTGTTATATCAATCACAACAAAAGCAGAATAATCCTTTCCAACACCTCTCGCAACGTCTACTGAAATTATATAATCATGATTTTTTTGTGGTTCTACATATACATCTAAACCAGCACTAGTTGTTTCTGGTTGTTGATATACTAATGCTCTTAATTTAGCAGGAGCAATAAGAGTATCAACAGATCCTAAGAACTCACACTCAAACTCAATCTTAAATTGTTGTTCTGATGTATTGGCAATTGTTTGTTCTTTCCATACATCGTCTCTGCCAGGTACTTCACTCCAATGAACATCGGTTGGTACATATTCATTCTTACCTCTTTCTGCATCATGCCAATACCTATAGAAGTGGTTCATCCCGTGAGGGGTTGAAACCATTATGACTTTAGTTGTTTTACCAGAAGTAATAGTAGGATAAACACTAGAAAAGAAAGCATCAGCGATGTGATTGGGAACAAAAGCAAACTCATCCAAGAAGAGGATGTTGAAAGACATACCCCGAACAGCACTAGCACTAGTGGAAGCTGCCAAGATTTTACTACCATTTTCTAACTCCAGTGAACCTTTATTCCATGATATGATTCCTTGCTGCATCCATTTTGGTAAATTCTCATAAGCAGTCTGCAACCTACCCAGTAAATCTCTGGCAGTTGCTGCTTTGTTTGCAAGAATACCTATATTAACATTATCATTAAATACGGCATAATGTAGTAAGTAGGATACCGATGTTGTAGACTTACCAGTCTGACGAGGCATCTTACATATATTAAATCTATTCTCGTGAAAATTTCTTATTAACTTTTCTTGAAAATCATATGGTTGGAAACCAACAAGACCCTCATCCAAACTAACAATCTTTACATGCTGTCTTGCAAAATATACTGGATCATTCTTACATGCCATGAACTCAAGAATTTGCTCTTTAGTAAATTCTTGTTGAACATTTGCTTTTTTTAGAAGGGGGTTACCAAGATAAACTTCATCATATGTGGTTGGCATGTCAACAATTCCAAGCTCTTAATGATTTAGACAATCTATCATCTCCTGTATTATTAGAAGGTTTCTGTCTCTTTCTCATACCTTTCATCCTCGCACAAAAACTCTTTCTACGAGGGTTCCCAACTTTCTTTGAAGGAGCTTTAAGGTCACTGCCTGGATTCTCTGCCTCGTAAGACTTTCTTCCTTTTTCATTTAATCCTCCTGATTTGTTTTTACCTTCTTTTTTTGTCCATGCTGCACCTTCTAGTACATATTCAAAATCATCTCTCCAAGAGTATGATTCTTTCTTACTACTATTACCCCAGTTAGCAGCACCTTTCTTACGGCACTTAACAAGAGCACCCGATGCATATGCACTAGGCCATACAGAGTAACGAGACTTTACCTTATGGTAACAAGCATCTTTTGTACCACTACCCTTACCTTTTTTATCTGACTCTGCTATTTCTACTTCTTCTTTTTTCATCTTCGAGAAAGTCTGGGCAAGATTTGCTTGCTTCTTAGTCCTCGTGCTGTACTTATTTGGATTATCATCAACATGTTTAGCAAACTGCTGAACACTCATGTCTGCTGCGTTTGCTTTCTTGGTAAATGCACCAGGACGTTTTACTGCACCTTGAATCCAATCTTTCTCTTCTTTTCTGGTTTTCTTCACACAGTTTGGATATCTCTTTCCAAACATAGTCTTCATACCCTTCTTCTCATATCCTTTCCAACATGCTTCATCAACCTTTTCTTGCTTACCATAAGTTATGCAAGGATCCTGTCCACAACCACAGTTCTTTTTAGATCCTAATTTTACATCTTCTACTGCTTCACTCTTCATATCTTTGATATGCTTTCTTACCCTATTTGCTTGACTCTTGTGCATTTTACTTGCTCCGTCTAGTTCTTTTGCAATAGTTTTAAGTTCTTTGTCCTCGTTCACCTTTTTCTTAGGTTTATCAGTACTAACATATGTAGGTTTTGCAGCACCAGTCTTAGATTGTTGATTAGGATCTGCTGCTTTTTTTCTTCTTGATGCAGAATCTCTTTCTGCTTTTGACATGCTGGCACGTTTAGAAGATGAAACGCATTTAGGTGTACCCTCACCTGGTTCATCACTTGCACAGGTTCCACCTGTCTTGACGTTTACCCAACCACCTTTACCATCTTTAGATTTAGATCCTTTAAACCACTTATGAAGAGAACCTTCTGATACTTGTATCATTGGTTCACTTGGATCATAATCCTCGATGTCATATGATAACAATTTAGAACCTGGATATACTTTCTGTATTTGAGCAATCACATCAGTTCTATTAGGTTTCTTTAATTGAGGGAAGAACATTTGCAACATAAAGTTTCGTCCTTTCCACCTTAGAAAGACCCTTACAATATTTCCAACTCTAGATTGTATACGTTGTGCTTCTGTTAAAGTAGGATCTTCCCATTCAACTGTTGGTTCTTGAACTACCATAGGTTCTGGTTTAATAAGATCTATAGATTCATATTCTGTAGGTGTAAAGTCATCTCTCCAATTAGATACTTCTATTTCTTCAGAAACGCCACCCCCATTGCCGCCACCATTCCCATTACCACTAGACCCGTTACCACCATTTCCGTTACCATTCGAGCCATTCCCATTTCCGTGAGAACTTCCGTTGCCGTTGCCATTACCATTTTTCTTTTTAGAATCATCATCTTTTTCTAGCCATCCACCACGACCTACGTGATATCCGCCAGGAATAGGTTTGCACTTTTTATCTTTAGTGCAATAATACTGTCCACTTTTACAAGTTTTCATGTAACTTTATATACCCTATTTTTTATTTATAGGTTAGAGATAGTGAGATTATTAACAGCACCTACACCTACCCAAGTGGTTCCATTATAAATTTCTAATTGGGTACTAGTAGTATTAAAGATAAGAGCACCTGCGTTTACTGTGAGTGCATCTCTTTGTACAGTTGTTATAACTGGTGGATAGAACATATGAGCAGCAGTTACTACACCAGCAAATACAGCATTACCACTAGGTTTCATAGTAATACCAACTCCTGTGCCACCCTCATAAGCGTATCCAACATCAAGTCCACTTCTAGCAGTAACTAAACCAATAGAATCAACATTCTTTACATTTTCTTTAAAAATTGTTCCTGCAACAGAAATATCTCCATCAAACTTTGCGACAATTGTTGTACCAGCTAATCCTGTTGGACCAACATATAATGGAAACTCTTCTTTAGCAGAAGATGTATTAATACCAACATACCTTGTAGTACTAACACCTACTGAATTAGAACCCCATGTTCCACCCGCACCTGCAGAACCTCCTGCAGAAGGGGTGAATAATTGGAGATCTTTATCCCATGCTAAAACAAATCCATCAGTTGCAATACCAGCTCCAACATCAACATCCTCCATTCTAGTAAGGAAGACTTCACCACCCCCACCGAGAGTTGAAATTTGTTGTTGTATCCTATTAATGAATAGTCTATAATGACTTTGAAGATCCTCAAGCGTTGCATACTTCTGATCTAATGGAGTTAAAGGATCTGAATTATCAACATTAGGAGGAATATTTAAAAGACCTTCTGTAAGAGTCTTTTCATCAAACTTTTCTAAAACTTCTTCTAACTTATCAATTTTCTTAGAAAGAGATTCATTTCTTTCTTGTAGATCATCAGTTACTCTTATTTGTTCTACAAGATCTTTAAATTCTTTTCTTAAACTATCAACATGCTTTTCATTAACAGTAAAATCTATTTTCATCTCTTTAAGTTGAGATGATAAATTTTTCTCAAAATTAACAACGGCAGGAACTACCGCATTTTTCATTTCAGAATAATACTTAGAAGTACTTGTATCTAAGTTTTCTTGAAGTTCACAAATATTATCTGTGAGACTTTCTTCCATTGTATTAATCTTTTTAGAAAAATCACCAAGAGCATTTTCATATTGAACTTCTTTTTCTTTAAAATCTCTAGAAAGATCATCATATATTCTTGATAAATCTTTTGACTTATTAATCAATTTATCAATTGTATTAGTTTTTTCTAAAAGAACTTCATCAATTTCAATGTCTTTATTATTAACTCTTTGCTGCAGATTAACAACATTTTTATTAATTTTAGAAACTTGCTCATCTAAATTTTTAGATATATCTTTTACTTCCTCTTCTGTCTTTAACTTAGAATCTACTAAAAGCTTTTTATACTTAGGAATTTCCTTATTAACAAATTCATCAAAATTTTCTGTAATTTCTTTAATTTGAGATTCATATTTTTCTTCAATCTCTTTTGCAGTTTCTTCTACAGCAGAAATTTTTTCCTCTGTTCTTACCTCTGTTTCTGCAAAAAACTTTTTATACTTAGGTAATACTTTTTCAAGAAGAGATTCAACTTTTCCACGAATACCTTTAACTTCCTCTTTTACAGATGAAAGATTTTCCTCATTAATAGATTCAATACTTTCTGTAATATGAGAAAGATTTAAATTAATTTCTTTATGAACATCCTCTACTTTAGATGTAATATCCTCCTTAAAATTTAAAAATCTACTATCAACCCTTGTCTCAGAATCTACAATTAATTTGTGGTAAGAAGGTACTTCTTCATCTATAAAATTATAAACAGTTTCTGATAAAGAAGAAAATTCTTCTTTTATAGCAAAAACACTTTTAGAGTTTAAAGTTTTTACTTTATCTTGAACACTTCTTATAGACTCTTCTACAAAAAGAAGTTGTGCAGTCATTGCATCATCAAGATCTTCTTTTTTGATAAGGTCTTGAATACTATCGTTAATATCAGATACACTTTCAGTTAAACTATCTACCTTTTCTATATTATTTTTAAAAGTATCAAAAGTATTAGTAAATTCAGTAAGAGTCTGAATATGATCAAAATTTGACTTAAAGGAATCAAAAGCTTCAGAAATTTTCTCCACTTTTTGGGGAGTAACATTTTCCCTAATTTCATCTAAAGAAGAATTAGGATTCTTATCATAAAATTCTGACGGCTTTTTGAGTGGCACTCTATTTTATCTCCATCTATAACTATATTTATTCAGTTTTTTTAAGAGTCTCGCTCTTAATCAATTTTGCAAGATCTGCAGTAGATCCAACAAAAAGTGAATTATTAACTGTGGATGGTCCCTTAACTACTTGCTCTTCATTAACATCTTTCAGTTTTTTCTGAAGATCAATCAATTTATCAGTAGCATCAGAAACACTTTTAATAAGTTGACCAGCAACTTCATATGCTCTGGGCATTTCACTTTCTTGAGCAATTTCAAGAATACCATCAATTGCTTCTTGACCTTTCTCAATTATACTATAGAGATTACCTCTTGTATATTCATAATCTCTTGTTATATCATCTTTAGTAAGTCTATCAGGTTTTTCTTTTTTAATTACTTCAGTTTTTTCTTCTGGTACTACTTCGGGAGTAATATTAAAAGTTTTATCTAATCTATCAGTCATGAGATCTCACCATCAAATCCGAAGTTATCGCCATCTTCAATAAGAACATTATCATCGTAAGTGACAGTTGTATCTGTTGAAGATGTTATTGGGTTGATAACTCGTAGAGCAGATCCTTTAACGTGAGAAGCAGCAAGAGTATTATCTTGTGCTCTTTCAACAATAATAGAATTCGCATTTACCGTTGTTATCTTCATCTCTTCTTCATCAATATAACAATAAGTTGGTTTAGGAGTCGATGAAGTATCTAAGAAGATATTAGAAGTAGAAACAACTTTAATTTCCACTTCTGTTAGATCAACATCTTCATCTAGAGTTGTAGTTATAGGACCAGCATAACTCTTGGTTGCTCTTGGAGTAACTCTGTATGTAAGATCTCTTTGTGTATTGGTAGTATCTGTACCAGAAAGGTAACTAACTCTAGCACTCCTAATAAGGTCACTAGTAGCAGTAGCAGATGGACCAAACATATAGGTCTTAGCAGTAAATCTTAAAGTATAAAGAAGAACCCTTCTACTCTCAAAATCTCCCTCATAATCATCCTGCATTGTAATATTTTCTAATATAATTGGAACATCTCTTTTCTCTTTAATATTATCTACTAAGGTAACAGTAACATTATAAGCTGGTTGGAAATATGGAAGTATCTGTTCTGTGATTTGTAATGCATCATCATTTAACTTACACATAATAGCAAGTTCAAATTGCATATTATATGGAACTGGCATATATGACTTCTTAGTCTCTGTTCCATCATTAGGATCTTTTACTGTAAACTGTTGAGTTGTAGTTACTTTTCTAGAAGGGTCATAGGTAAGACCTGTAAATTCAAAAGACATTCTAGGCAACGTTATTGCCGTTGCTTTATTAATATCAGGTGTTTGATTTAACCTTGCTAAAAATTTCTGGGTAGGACCATATGCCAAAGGAACTCTTATCTCTGATCCTTCTTGTTTTACGGTAATCCCATTAAAAAGAGTACCAAATGATATGATAGTTCTTCTCAGAATTTCGTTATAAAAATACTCAAACATCGTTATAGTCCTAGTATAATATATTTATACCCAACGAGTAACCACTAATTCAATAGAATTATCATCCATCTCCCATTCCTCTTCTACTTTAAATCCCATTTCTTTAATTTGATTATGAACTGTCATACGAGCATACTGTTGAGTAACCTTCTCAACAAACCTTTTTGGAGGAACTGGATCCTTCCAAGTTTGTATATCTGCGACTAATTCATACTCACCGTTATTATTTAAACGAAACCCAATATCATTCCCTATAGAAACATCAACCTTTACTTTTTCATGCTGATGATCGAGAGGATTGATTAACTCTTGATTTTCTTTAACTTCATATTGGAGAAGTTCAAGTGCCTCAATAAGTTGAGGTTTATTCTTAATCTTAGTCTTTATTGTGCTGAAGTGAGACATGTTCGTTGACAGTAGCGGGTTGATAAAATTCAGGTTTAAATTGACGAGTTTCTAAAACTCCAAGTTTATTATCTATTTGTTCAGTAAGTTCTAAGCACTCACCAGAAGCAGCTCCAATAACTTCTTCAGTTACATGACCGTCCTGTCTAATTGTAAACTTAAGTGTTTGTTTTTTTGTCATTATAATATTATAGCATGAATACCTATGGAGTACCAAATGGGTTCTGTTCAGTAAAGTCTAGAATTGAATCTGCTTGAGTTTCTATTTCTAAATTATCTGCAAATCCATCATCGGTAGGATCAAGATCAATCTCCCTAACTGTATGAGTAGCACCTGAGGTCTCACCTAATAATTTTTCACCCCTTGTCCATGTTCCATCTACTGATGCTAATTCTATTACATTAGTTGTAGCATTCCATGTTCTGACTCTTGCAGTAGTTCCACTTGTCTGTCCAGTGACAATCTCATTAAACTTATAATTACCAGTATTATCAAGAGCAGGATCAGCAATAGTTAGTGTAGGAGCAGTGCTATATCCAAGACCAGCATTAGTTATATTAATAGCAGTAATAGTACCTGCAGAACTTACAACAGCAGTTGCAGCAGCAGAAACTGTAGTAACACCTGTCTTAAATATTTCATTACTAAAGGTAATATTTGGATTAGTAGTATATCCAACACCACCGACATATCCATCAGCAGTCGTAAGAGTTACTATACCAATAACGTTATCACCAATCACAGAGGTAGCGGCAGCACCACTTCCACCACCGCCAATAAAGGCAATCTTAGGAGCAACTGTATAACCAGATCCTACATTTTCCAAATCTACATTCTGAACAGATCTAGTAGCAGGGTTAACGTTATCAGTACATGCCACAATTCCTCCTATTAACCTAACAGTGGCAATACCTGTTACACCAGTAGAAGGAGCAGATGATATTGCAACAGTAGGTTGTCCCAAATATCCCCCACCACGATTACTAATATCAATATATCTAATACCACCAGATGTTACAATACCTGTTATAGCAGTAGCAGTTATACCTGTACCAACAAGGGTAAGTGTTTGAGTAGGTCCGATAAGAGTAGAGATGCCACCATCTTCACCAGTAGTACCTGTATAATCTTCTCCTATTAAAGTATCATCAATCTCTTCAACTCCAGTATCAATAACCTCATCTTCATAACGGAATAGTTCACACTTGAGAGTATAAACATAAGTTTTCATCAACTGATAAAAAGGTTTTTCATGCTCTACAAACTTGATTTCAAATAATCTATCACCTAAAGGAAAATATACTAAATCACCTTCCTTAGGACGAGTTGCTAATTGAATATTATCTTCATTCTGCATTAAAGGTTCAATATACGTTTCCCATCTTTCCTTAGAAATAGTAAGAGTCAATTCATTAGTTTGTTCAATACCAAACTTAGACAATAAAACTGGATTATCACCATACCCATCAAAACTATCTACATATGCTTCCAATGGATAAGCATCATCAAATTTAGATGCTACTACTTCTTTAATTACTGTATTTTCCTTTATATATTTTCTAGGCATATAATGAACTTCAACACCATACATCCTCAACTGTTCGTTGATTAAATCTTGAACTAAATTCTGTTCAGATCTAGCACCTTGCTGAAAAAATGGATTGAGTGCCATGATCTTAACCTATCATATCGAGAGGAGGTAATTCATAAGTGTTGGACATAATTTCTCTAATTCTAGTCAACTCTTTTTCAGCATCATCATACATCTGTCTTCCATTTAACTCAGTTCCGCCAGGAAGTTTTACTCCTGCAAACTTAATTAAATTTTGACCCCATTGCCGTTTTATTAATGCGACAGCATATGGTTTTAAAAATGAATCATTCCATACTCTATTATAATCATTAGGATCCATTGCCCTAAAACAATCTAAAATTAAATAATCACCTTCTGTTATAGAACTCCAATCAATGTCAATATATAATCTATCTTGTCTTTGATTAAATCTTATTTGTTTTTCTGTCGTCAAAAGAAAATTAATATCTTCAAGATATGTTTTTGTCATCGCATAAGTTAATAATTCAGTTGCTCCCCAATAATAAATGTCATTCAAGAATAATTGATACTTCACACTAAACATATTATTAGTGATAGTATTAGAACCATCAAAATGGAATATTTTTGTTACTCCAATAATTTCAGGAGGAATCGCTAGATAATTACTATTTTCTGTATAATCAAATTGTACAGAAGTACCTGCGATATCAGCAGTAGCACTGGTTGTTGTTAATCCTACAACCCCTGTTGATTTTGGTCCTTTTCCTCTATCAATATCGTCTTGTGTCACTTTATACTTCATATATGTTTGAGCAACACCGTCAAAGTGCCTCTCTTGGAAGTATTGGATAGCATCATCTACAATATCTTCTATCTGCTCATCAGCAACGTTAATCTCCAGTACAGGAGCACCTAACTGCCTCTTACAGTAGTCGATAAATTGTGATCTAGATGCTGGTTTAGCCATTTATACAATTATCCTTTTAGGTATTTATGGTGCTGATGCAATGCCAGCATATACAAGTATATTTCCATTGACCATACTATAAATTGTAGTTGCACTTCCCACTCTAGTAAATGTAACTCCTGTTCCTGGTAATATTTCCAAAGGTGAAGTATGTGCTGCTCCAATTTGAATTTTATTTGCTATAGTGGTTGCAATTCCTACCACAGATACTGTAGTAATTGCTGCACCAACCGATACAGAATCTCCAATTGCTACTCCAGCAATCTTATTGATTGTGAACTCTGTAGTTCCAATTCCTGCAGTAGCACCCACAGCAATAGAAGTATCTAATACTGCAGTGCTTTCTTTAGAAGGAGTCATCAACACATTATATTCATATCTTCCAGCAGGAAGATCTCTTGTTTGTGTTGATCCTAATGAAATATAAAATTGACCATCATATGCACTAGTGAATCCTACTGTAAAAGTATCAGCAGGAATTGTAGTTGCTCCTATACCAGCACTTTTTTGTAATTGTGCTGATCCACTCCACCCAGTCAAATCATAGTTCTCATTTGATGTATTGGTTACATTAAATGTATTCTTAAAGTTAGCACCACCATAAACCACCAAATCTGCAGCATTTGGAACTCCTGATTCGGGATCGAATGTAAAATTCTTAGTGGACATTTGAAACTAACTCCTTAAGTAAAGATTTTATCTCATTCATCTCACTTTTTAAATTAGCAAGATCTTCTTCAATATTAACGGTTTTTTCAGATTCTTTTTTTCTAGCATCTCTTCGTGCTATGTATTTTAAATAATCTGAATGATTTGCATTAACTATAGCTTTGGTATCAGCATCTCTTAATAGATCGCTATGACCAGTAACTCCATGATATTCCATTATGCTAATGCCATCACTCTCAAGTTTCGGACTCTAGGAACATAAACTTGATTAGTTGATGTCAAAAGAATCTTAATTCTGTATGTCTTAAATGATGGTAAATCATCAACACTGAATGTGTATTCTTTAAAGTCTAAAGATGCACTTTCAAATCCAGAAGAATTGGATTTAGTAATTAATTTATCAGGAAGTCCATCATTATCTGCTTGTGATATCACCTCACCCTTATAATTTAAATTCTTATAACCTGGAAAAGGAGTAAATATTGGATCTAATCCTTCTCTGTTATTGATAGAATATAGGACACGTATGTCAGCATCAACATCAAGATGTGCAGATAATATCACTTTTAATGAAGTAGAATTATTTTCTAAGACCATCTCCTTAGAAATATATTGACAAGCAGTTGGATCCGTATTTGCATCATTAACTCTACTATCAGTTGTATAATTTTTAATCGCCTTATTAACTCTATTAGAAGTTAATATTATATTTTTTCTTTGACCATCAACTACAGGACTGACATTTGACTTTGTACTATTTAAGAACAATGTCATGCTTAATGACTTATTACCTTCAACAGTTGTTAAGAATGTATCCTCATTAACTTTAGAGGCAATCAATCTAGGAGTATCCAAATAATTAGTAGTATTCA